CAGGCGGTTGGAAGCCTTGTCCTACATATTTTGAAGCTTCCATTTCTTCTGGTACTGATTTTGTTTCATTGTTGGATTCGTTATTGGTAGTTGAACATCCTGATAGTAGTATCGTTGCTATTAAGATTAGTTTTGTCCTTTTAAACATAGCTCATCACCCATTTATGTGTTTATAAAACTTTTGTGTTTGAAAAAGCTACTTATTCTCAATGAAAACAAGTAGCTTTTAATAAATTAATTAGTAAACTGCTAGTTTTTCTAATTGTTCTTTAACTTGAATTAAGTTTGAACGAATTAACGAGGCAGATTGATCCATTGTTTGAATAGCTTGTCCTTCATTTTCGTTCAAGCCATTACAAACAACTTCAAACTGTTGTGCCATTTGATCAAGACGTGCATGAGCTTGTGTGTTTAAAATAAACATATCATCATAATGAGATGGTAAATTGACATTTCGTCGTTGTACGCAAATGTATAAAACCCTTGTTATACCAAGTTCTTTATTATTTTTAACCTTTTAAATTTTCCACAAGTGTTTGCCCTTATTTAAATAATCCGCCCTTTTTTTGCCCTGAAAAAATAACCACGTCAATTAAGACGTGGTTACCCTAATATAGAAAGAAAGTGTTTGTAAATTTTAACATATTTAAGATTTTTTGATTATCTATCTGTTTAGCTCATAGGATTTTTTTCCTTAGATTGAGTATCTATTAATTTAACTGTATGATTTTCCCAATCAACTTCATAAATTGATGTATGAGTTGCTCTATTTTCATCTTTATAATTATTACCTATCCAGTGAAGTTGATTCCAAAAGTTTGTATATCTATCCATTTCTCTTTGATAAGTAACAGTAATTTTTGATTTTTTTGCAGCGTTTTGTTTTCGAGATAGGACACCAATAAATTCTGGATTGAAGTTACCTCTGGATAACACTGGCATTTTGTGATATTCCAAGAAGTTTTGTCCAGCATTTAAGTTGCTTTGTCTTGAGCCTAAAAACATTTCATTACCATAAGTTGAATGATAACTATCTCTGCCATATGGTCCCCAACCATTATTCATAATTTTATGTGCTTCAACATCCCAACCAATTTTTTTGAAATTAGTTCTTTTATCTAAGCTAGTTCTATAGCTTTCTTGTTTATAGTTAATTGTCTCTGAAAAAGATTTTGAACCATTACCTCCACCTGATAAGCCGTTAGAGATATTAATATCTCCACCATAAGAATAACCTACCGTTTGTTGTACTTGAAATTCTTCATTTTGATTTTTAGGTGCATAATCTACAACGTTTACTGAGTCATTAGAATCTGAATTAATTGAAATGTTGTACTTAGAACCCCAATAAAATTGAGAACTAATAGTGTCTTTTGGATTTGGCTTTGTATAGCCAGAATAAATGTTTCCAGCAGCTTTGAGTATTAATGTATCTTTATCATAACTTTTATCTTTAATAAAATTAAAAGTTAAAATCTGAGAAATTTTTAACTTATCGGAATCTGATGTTGCAGTTGTTTTGTACAAAGTAATTTTATCATCAACCTTTTTCTCACTTACAGGTGTGATATGTTGAGCTGCATCAACTGTATTGGATAGCAAAAGCAATGCAATTGATGTAACAACTGATGATTTGACTATTTTTTTCATATCAATTATGTCCTTTCACTTTAATTTCATGAGTTTTCCAGTTCACTTCATATTTAACTGTGTAATTTCTGTTTACAAATGCGTTGTGTATTCTAGATCCTTCTAAATAACTATTGCCATAGTGTGTTGTTCTTCTAGTAGCATGAGTAACATCCATATTTCTGCCATACGTTATTTCAAATTCACTTGTATCTCCTGAGCCTTTTTCATGAGAAACAGTTGCAATAAATGAAGGATTGAAACCACTGTGTACTAATGGGGGTAATTCATTGTCTGGCACAAAATAGTCTCTCGGATTTTGACTATATGGTTTATATCCAACAAATAAATTTGGATCATGTCCAGACATTTTACCTAATGATGTGATAAATGAATTAGCTTTTATTCCCCATTGAACACTTTTTGAATTTTGATGTTCTACTTCACTGATATAGTTTTGTTGATTATAACTAATTGTTTTTGAATAATTAAATGAACCATTACCTCCTGTTGATGGACCACTATTAAAATTACCACCTATGTTATAACCTAATGTTTGACTAACATTTACTGAATCTATTTTATTTTTAGGTAGATAATTTATTAAATCTACATTAGGGTCATTTGTTTTGAGACCAATATTGTATTGGAAAGGCCACCTCATTGCTTTTATATGATCTGTGTTTTTGTAATTGTAATAAGTAGTCTTTGAATTGATAAAACCTTGCATTTTTAAAATCAAAGCGTCTTTGTTATACTTTTTATCTTTAACAAAATCAAACTGAATATTTTGTGTGACCCCCCACTTATCGCTACTTGTATCTTCTGTTCTTTTGACTACCTCAGCGCCATCACCAATATTCTCAATATTGTTATCAGCTTTAGATTCATGAAACGAAGTAGCAATAGGAGTGATTATTCCTAACGATAATGTTGCAGCTAATAGTCTTTTTTTGACCATAAAAATCATTTCCTTTCTTTATAAATTTTATTACATTTTTATATTAAACCTTTTTAACTTTTAATAAAATTAAATATTTATTAAAAGATTTACCGAGTTTAAAATATCTACAAATGTGTTTTTTTACTATTATTTCGAAAAAAACCCGTTCATTACCAAACAAATTATAAATAATTTATATTTTGATTGATAATAAACATAAAACCACGATATAGTTGACCATAACAACTTTTTAATCATAGCACACAATACGAACACAAAATAATTTATATACTAAAAACGTTTGTTTTTTTAAAATTTAATATATTCATGTAAAAATTAACTGTTTATTAATTTTAAATAATAGGCAAGTACCGAAGTACCTGCCTAAGATTCATCATATACAATTATCAAACTGCACTAAACTTACCAAAACTGCTTATTCTATTACCTGCCTTGTCTACCTCTCCTGTAGCAATATAACGACGTTGTCCACTATTAGCAATATAAGTAATCCATCTATACCCATTGATGCAATATGCTCCGTCATATTTGATTGTTGCGTTATTAGGTAATACACCTGTAATTCTTGAATTAGTTGAATAGCCATCCCTCACGTTATTACCTTTAACATTGGCAACTGTGTAATAACCAGTTTCTTTTTTATACGGTACATTATTTTTATCGGGTGTATAACCTGCTGGCACTGGCGGATTCTTTTGGTTTTTAGCTGATGTTTTAACATTACCAGCTACCAAACCACCTATAGGCTTACCATGAATCGCACCAGCTATTAATTTAGAATACAAGTCATAATTCTTCTTAATCCAATCCATATCTTTTTTATTAGTAATAAAACCTAATTCAGATAAACGATAATTGATATTTATTTCTGCTGATACATTAACGTTCAGTAAATCATTACGAGGTGTTACACCTCTTATTTGTCCTAAGTTATTTTTAATAACATCTTGTATACTTTTATCAATAGTATCTGCATTGAATTGACTTGAAATAATAACATGCCCACCACTTGCACTTTCTCCTGCTGCGTCTAAATGAATCTCTAGAACAATGTCATACCCCTGTGATTTAACCCAATATAAGCCATAATCTTTATTATTTCCTACATTAACACCGTAAGCAGTATCTTGATACATATCTTGTGATTGACTTGAGCCACCATATAATGCAACTTCGTGACCTGCATGTCTTAAATACTTAGCGATATTTGGTGTTATATATTTACGGATAAAATCACGTTCATTTGTTCCGTTTCCGACTGCTCCAGGATCGTTATAACCATGACCGGCTACAAGCATAATTTTTTTAGGTTTAATTACTGCTTGCTTTTTGGCAGTTGCTTGCTTAATAACGCTTTTAGCTTTATCTCCAACACTTACTTTATCTGGGAAATTTAATCTAATAAAATACATTGGGTCATCGTAATAATGAACATGTCTTGTAACGCTTTCGGGACCCCAACCAGGTTGCGCAACGCCATTTGTCCAACCTTTACCATTCCAATTTTGGCCAAACGATGTGAAAGTGTTTAGATTAGCGCTCTCAACAATTTCAACATGTCCAGCTCCGCCACCATACTTTGACGGGAAAACGACAATGTCCAACTTTTGCGGTAAAAAGCTATCATAGTTTTTAATTATTTGCCCGTATTTTTCAATCCTTGCTTTATTATCAAATGGAATATTATAAGCGTATAAACCTTGTAACCTTTCGCCTGTTGCTATCATAAAAAACATATTTGCGTAATCGTAACACTGAAATCCATAAAACAAATCAGGATTGAACTGCTTCCCTAATGAATTATCAAACCATTTTTCTGCTTGGTTTTTTGTTATCAACATTGGTCAACACCTACCCTAAATCATTTGTGTCGTTCATATTCGTAGGTGTCATTACTTCTTTAATTGGCGCTTGCCCTGTTGCTTTTCTATACTTGTTTTCAGCTTTATATTTCTTTAGCTTTTGATTTGCCCATTTACCTTCTTGAGATGTTGGATTGTCTTTATACGTAGTATATAAAGCAACAACAGTAAGTATTATTGATGATATAGTCTCATCGTCTACTGGAATCGGGCTAATACCTTTGTTCGCTAAGAATTGATTTACTAATGCTAAGATCAATACGATGTATCTTGTTATTACTTTTGCATCCATTTGTTTGCTCCTTTTATCCAAAATAAAAAGCCAGTGCCGAAGCACTGACTCTTAACTATTACTTACACTTACTAAACCAGAAACACGACCAAAAGCTATATCCTAAAATTCCCTTAAGCATGGTAATCACCTCCTTTAAATGCCAAAAATAGTTTTTAACAAGGCTATAACAAATGTACTTAGAATCGTCCCTATTAATCCTAGAATCCACATCTTGATGTCTCTAATATTTTTAGCATTTTTCTCTTTATTTTTTTCATCTTCTTCTTTGTCACGCCTTAGTTCTTCGAAATTTCTATCTAACTTGTCATAAATTTTTTCTTGCGTTCTCAGACTGTCTTCTATTCTGTCGAATTTTTCAAACATAGTCTTATCATTTTCTTCTAATCGCGTTAAACGCCAATCTTGTTCGTGTCGTTTGGTAAATCCAAACATTACACCACCCACTTTATTCAAATTAAAAAGCCATAAGATTATAACCTATGACTCTAGATTTTCTGGATACTTTTCTCCTGTAATAATTGCATATTCCTCTTTATCTATAACTTCCATATCTACATACCACGCTATATCTTCTTTACTATATTCTTTCAATTGATACCATGTTTTAATATCTTCGAATGTTGGTGAAATTAATTTAAGCATTTTCAGTCTCTCCTTTAACCTCTTCTAATTTTTTATTAAGTGTCACAAGTTGTTTTGCCATTAGTGCATTTTGCTTATTAACTTGCATCGATAACTTTGTACTTTGAACAACTTGTTTCTGCATACTAGCAACCATTTTTCGTAAGATGTCATCAGAAGCGACTGTGTTTTGTTCTTCACTGTCAATCTGTTGATGCAAGTCATCTTTTTCTTCTGAATAATCTTCGTTAAAAACTATTTCCCCATTTGAATATTTAAAGGCTTTAGGTCTAAAAACTTGAGAGAAATTTTCTGGTAAATTTTCAATATCAATACCTTCTTCAAAGCCACCAATGATAGCGTATGAAATTATCTCATTACGCTTGTTAACTAATATTTGCATTATTTTCTCACTCCTATAATTTTGTTGATTGTTCCTCTATTTGCATTGGCACCAGAACCTCTTTGACTTCCTAAGTCGAAATAAACATCGTTCGATATTGTTAAAGATGTACGACTAGATTTAGTTAACCCAAACTCATAAACGCCTCCACCGTTACCGTCATTATCCGGTAAATTTGATGGGTTCAATGAAATTTTCCCGCCACCAAAGGGGTTGCCAAACTCAGTAAAATCTCCCCCTGGAAAAGTTCCATAAAAAATTAACAAAATAAATTGATCTAAACTTTCATTAAGATATAATGTTGAGCCAACGCCATTTGCCGTCCCATCAAAAATAACTGAATATCTTTTATTAAACTTGTCATCTGTGTATAGTTTGGCGTTGCTTTCAGCCGTATTAGCTTTTGATTGCGCGTTTTGAACAGTTTCAAAAGGCGTATTGTAATCATTAAGGGCTAATTCTGACCAATCAGACCAAGAACCTGCTTCTTTTCTCTTAACAAATACTTTATTTGTACCATTTGGACGATATGTCATACGTTTGTAGTCGGAAGTTACTACTAAATATTCGACAATACCATTAGTGCTTACGCCTCTTGGATAATTTATGGCTTGTGAGACGTAAATAAATTGGGTTGAATCTCCTACTCTTTGTTCTGGATTATTAAAATCAAATCCAGTAATCTGTGTTATTTTACCGTCGTCTTTAGTAATCTTAGATTTTTGCCAATTTGAAGTTGAACCACTTGTGACTAAACCGCCGCTATTCACTGACTGCTTGAAAGCCTCATGTTTCTCATCCATATATCGCTTTTGCTCATCGAATGTTCTTGAATAAGCTTGCGCTTTATTCTCCAAATCGGTTATACGGCTATTAGCGAGTTGCTTTAATTCATCTATACTTGACGATTTTGCTATTTGAATATCTGATAGCCCTTTTTCTTTAGCTTTTTCAATCAGACTCGCATAATCTTCACCATTTTTTATAGCCTCGTCCATTGCTTTCGCACGATCCATAATAGTTTTTTCTAATTCTTGAAACTCAACAATATAGTGCAGTTTTGTTTCAGAGGGAATCTTGCTAAACAAACTTTTTTCAACGTTAAATGTGATAGTTCTCTCGACAACTACCACGTCTGAATTACCTAATTCTGCAACCGAAACTTGAGCTTGATAACTTCCATCTCGTTTAATCACATCATTAGGTAATTGAAATTTTAATATACCTTTAAATGGATCTAATATTTCTAGTGGAGCAACTACCATGACTCCTTTACCTCGAATCGCTATTCTTGCTTTGATATTTTCTTCACTCAATAATAAAGGTTGATTATTTTTAGTGATATTAAAAAGAAGAACAGAAGAATCACTCTCTCCTGTTCTAAAAGTTATATCTAGATTTGAAATATTTTCATAATGCGCTGTATTCTCTAAATTAATATTTACAGATTTTTCTAAATTACTCATTAACTTATAATTCTCCCTTCGTGTAAAGTCCATGGCCCTGAACTTGTTTTGCTATCATAGTTCTTCAATAGTATTTCACAAGATGCTGTAACACTATTGCGAACTAGCCTATGAACAAAACCACCTGTGTTTGAAGCTTCTACATATAAGTTCCAACCAGCTACCCCTTTACGTTCAGTTGGAAAATCTGTAAAACGTTTTGTATCATCCGTAGTTAAATAAAACGACATACCTACTATGTTAATATCTGACATTTTTGTGATGAATGAAGGTACTCTCTCCCATTTACCACTATTTTTAGGCACATAATTCCAGTCCGAAATGTCTCCAGTTCTCCCAGAAAGCACCCTTTCAAAAGTCATCATGTTTCTTGCATAACTATTACGCGTTAATATCTGAATAACATCTCCACCAGTTTGTGGTGGTTTTACTTCCAAGAACCAACCTGCATCGCGCCATTCTCTTGGTAGTGGGAAATCGTCAATTTGAACTGTATGATCTGTATATAAATAATAAAGACCAGGCTCTGTTAACATTCCAAGATTTGTTAGTTTATCAGGTCTCATTGGTAAGGGCTTAACTCTACCGCCTGTGTCACTCATGATAAAAGGGACGCCTCTAGAGTGCAGAATTTCTAAAATCCCTCTTTGGCCAATCATGAAAATACGATGTGTTCTATTTCCATCGCCACCAACAGTAACACCTAGCATCAAAGCCTTTTTACCGCTATCTTTATCATAGTATATTTGTAGACCCTCTGCTTCCGCAAATTCACCAGGAAATGAATCAAGTGTTCCACCATAATCAGCATTAACTTGATATGCTTCTTCTCCTGTTTCTAAATCGAAAGCCGTTAAATAGTTTCTATTATTCGGATTACTATCTCCTGTGTACCAATACAAGTATTTTTCATCAAAAGTCACACCTTGCATTGGCTGAGTTTCATTTGTTAGTCTCATAGGAATGCTAATTTTATACAAAACTTTATCAATGTTCTTATCAACATCGTCTAAACTTCTTATCTCTATATAATTCATAGAGTTTTCAAGTTCCCATTGACTTCTAGGTCTCTCAATTCTGTATAGAATTTTATTTTCTTTTTCATTTATGACTGGTGTGATATAAGGCTTTTCTGGATGTCCTGTAAATACGTCTTGCATACCATACTTGCCATAACTAATCTCTACATTAGGCGTGTACTTAAAGCGAACTAATGTGTTTTCATTATTACCATTTAAAATAAAACTATATATCCATAACTCATCATCAATATATCTATAGCCGTTGTGCGTACCATGACCTCCGCCTACAATTAATGAGCTATCTATAAATTGACCATTAGGTCTTAAACGACTTAGCATATAGCCGTTATTTCTAGCTTGTGTCATGTATACTATGCCTGTTCTATTATCAAACCAGAAGGATTGCATCACTGCATTTGTAAGTGGTGCAAGTTCTGTTACAAATAAAAATTCTTGCTTATCAGGTTCAAAACGGTACTCGATATCAAGAATTTGTTGTTTAGCCTTATTTAGTTCTCTTATAGTTTCTTCTTTATTATTTTGAGTTTTGGTTTCCCAATCGTCTAAATGTTCTTTTAATGTATCAAAGGTTTCGCCATTTACATTAACTCGAGCTTGAACAATCTCATTAGCGCTATTATTACGCGGTGCCAAAACAAGTGCGTTAATTTGACTTTGTAAAGATTTATTTACTGCTGCTTGCGATCTACCATTATAATAAATTTGCTCAGCGAAGTGTTGAATTGTTTTAGCTTTCTGATGCAACTTAAACTCTGTTGTCAATCCAAGCGCAAATTGCTCTATTCTTTGTAAGTTTTGTATTTCCTTAGCTCTATAATCTCGACCTGCTAAAGCTCCCAAATCCTTTATTAAATACAAATTTTCCATAATGCACCTTCCTTTCTAATAAAATAGCACTGTACCAAGTTTCCCACTATCGTCAACTGTTATTTTCCACAATTTACCGTTTGGGGATTTCTGTACAATGCTATTTTGAATAATTCCTGCTTCGCCTATTTTTAAATTATCTAATTTATTTTTATCATCTACCGAAATGATACCGTCTTGAGGTAGTCCATCAATATCACTACTCCCTGCATAAGGTACCCCGTTTATAGCTTTCCAATGTGTAGCTGGAAAGTACTGTTTATCGTTTTCAAGTAGCGCTTTGATTTTAACTTCTTCTGTTGCCATTATATTAATACACTCCCTATATCCATTGTCTCGAAAGGAGAATTCAAAGTACTAGTGTATAAATGATTTATACGATTTGCTTGATAGTTATATCTATTATCTTGTGCAATAACTCGTCTGTTAAGCGCTTGTTGAATTTGTACCATATCTTTTATTTCATTGCTGAAAGACACTTCATCTATTGCGTTTACAAATGGGTGTGACCTATCAAGTTTAACAACCTTTAATTCAGTGTTATATCCCATTAATTCATGAACAAAGAATACGCTATCTCTTGGCTCTATTTTTTCATAACCCATATAATTAACATCTAATTCAGTCTTAGGAGTATCATTTATTTGCTTTTTTGCAAATTCTAGCAACTTATCCTGTGTTTCGATATCTTCATTTGTTTGCGTATTAGCATATCGAATCCCAAACTGCTTTGCACTATCTGCGACGTAGTCAACAATTGCTTTGTATTGATTGCGACCTGAATTGTCAGCAATTAAATTTAAGACTGTTGATTTTTTAGTTCCAACGTACATACAAGGCTTAGCTTTTTTATTTGAAGAGATATCAATTCTATTTTTGGGGTCTTCTCCTAAAAATATCATTTCTAAAACGTGCTTGCCTTTATCAATATTTTTTATTAAATCTATTGTTTCAGACTGAACCGACTTAGCAAAACAAGAAATTTGCTTAATTTGCTTGCCGTCTAAAATCAACTTATATATTCCACCTTGGGAACCTTTTTTGATTGTAAATCTAACTGTTTCATTACCATACTTGCAATCAAAGTTAATAGTTGCTTTAGAACCAATTGTTTCTGTGCGATAAGTGCCTTCTTTTATGAAATCATTTGAGTAATTAATGTCAGTTGTTTTAATAGGATTATAATTTTTCTTTTCCTCGGCTGTGTACTTTTTCCCAAAAACTTTTATAGCTGTTCTTAATTCCAACGTACTGACAGTAGCAGACACAGTATCAGTATTATATTGATACCTTATTACTTTTTCACTTCTTTGATAGAATGTTTCAGGAGAATAAAAACATATCTCCGTATCATTTGGATAAATAATACAACCAAACAAATCTACTGCTTCTTTACAATATTCTAAGCCATTTTTGTTACCTAATTCATCAATTGGTATTTTTCTTTTAAAATCTCCAATTATTTTATAGGTCATCTTGACTGACGTTTTTTGATTTGCAAATCCATATCTTAAGTACTCATCTAAAGAATATTCTGGTATTTTACCAGTTTCGCTAGTGTCGTCATCAAGCTTATTTGATTCCACTGAGTGATTTTGAAATTCATACATTATGTGATATGCCGTAACTTCAATAAAAACTTTATCACCTTCAACCTTTGGCGCTGTCTGCTTAATTGTGTATTTTTCACCATGATAAATTATGAAGTTTTCACAAATCAATAAATCAAAAACAAAACTATTATGAGTAGTTCTATACACTGTAAAGGTGATATACCTAGCTTCATTCAGTTCATAATATTCTTTAAAAGAACCGTAATCTACGTCTAGTAAATTTTCACAAATCAATTCATTAAAATCCATTACTGATAAATGATCATGATAATCCATTAAATCACCTACCTATAAATAAAAGGAAACTTAAATGTTGTTTTAATATCACTGACGTCTCCTTTAATCTTAAATTCATTTTTACCTGGCGCTAATGTTATAATGCCCCTATTTGTATCAATTCCGACTCTATTTATATCTCGATATGCATACACACCATCTAAAACAAAATCAGTGTTTTTATCTATGCTTTTCTTGTATTTAAAAATATCACCTGTTGTATAGTTAACCAGTTCAAATCCTCCACTCGCATTTAAATTAATTAATATTTTTAAATCGTGCTTGAATCGTGGATTTATCGTATCAGTAGAACCGTTCCAAATAGTGAATTGATTTGATGTATGAGTATATTTAGGTGTGAAATCAATAGGAATTCCATTTTCAAACATCCAATTAGAGTCGAATAAGAACTCGCTATCAGTCCAATTAACTGATTCAGAATATCCTTTATAAACATTTAAACTTACTTCAATTTCAGTTGAAGAACCATCTTTTAAATTAGATGTAACATTAGCTGTATTCACTGCGTATTTAACGCCAGGCATTTGAGAAGTAATAACATAATAAGGATGTCTACGATTAAATACAGATCTAAACCAATGCTCAAATAAATTTAAATCTATAACATCTATACCATCATAGCCAAACCTTAATACTAATGAAAAAGGCGCAAAACTAATTGCGCCCGGTAAAATACCATCTACTCCGTTAATAGTTACACTATTATCATTAGTGTTAGGACTTTCAGCCCTTGCATCTAAAAATATAAGTTGATTAAAATCTGTTATTACTTCTTCCTTGTAACCATCTATGATTTTTACAAAAGATTGCATTAATTAGTCAAACCTCCCATATAATTATTTGCATTTGCTCTATGTCCACTTTGTTTTGACAATACCTTTTCTAAATCTCTAATTGCATCACTAGAGCTTAAGTTATTATCCTGAGAAGAAACAGTTTGAATCAATGCATCTGTTAATTTATTTCCTTTATCCGTTAGCATAACAATTTGTTTCAATAATTTTTCAACCGTAGAAGTATCATTATTTACAGTGATGTTATTTTGCTTGCCATCCATACCGATGATGCGCATAACCTGTTCAGTTAATTGCATTGCTCTTTTGCGTCGTGTCAACGGAATAACCATTTCTGGTTTATCTCCTTCCCCCACTTCAGCGATTTGATGTTTAGTTATAAGACCTCCATTCGCATAGGCATAATCTCCTGCGCGTTTAAAGCCTCCCCAACCGTACTTAGCAACAATGTATTTCATTGCTGAAATCGCCTCATCAGTAGGATTATAAATATTTCCATGTCCTGGCTTAGCAAAAGCTCTAAATGAAGGTTCAATCATTTGGAACATACCTTTAGACGGTGTACCTGCTCTTGCGTTGGAATCCCAGTTGTTAATAGCATCTGCCTGATAGTTACTTTCACGCTTGGCTACTCTTAACATCTGAGTAGTGATATAGTCAGATCTATATCGTCCACCTAAAATTGATTGTGCTCTTAGAATAGCTCTTTTTGCATTCTCGTATCCGCTTCCGCCGACCTTGCCACCGCCACCTTTAAGTGACTTCAACCATTTCATAGGATCTACTGCTGTATCATTACCTGGATGTGAACCTCTCATCAATTGGAAATGTAAGTGTGCTCCTCTAACGAAATTACCTGTAGCACCGGATTTCCCTATCAGTTGACCAGCTTTAATACGTTGGCCTTGTCTTGCTAATTGCTTAGATAAATGCATATACCAATTCCATTCGTTAGCACCGGTCTTAATTTGTATAGAATTACCGCCACCGTAATCAGTCCATACTTTATCAGCTATACCGCCTTTAACAGCATAAATGTTCGTTCCTGTAGGCATACCAAAGTCGATACCATAGTGACGACCGCCATTAAAGTTAAGTCCACCTGTGTAACTCCCAAACCTTTGCCAAATTGGATGGTCAAATAGATAGCTTCCATCGCCTCCGCCACCAAAATCTTCAAACCACGATTTTACTTTGTCTACTAATTTCTTTTTGAGCAATGAGTACGCGCCTTTAGCAATTTTTACTGTAGCGTTAGCTCCGCCTCCAAAATTAATATTTAAACCTGACATTACTTTATTTACTAGTTTCCCTGGATGTTGTACATAATCCCACACATCGCCAATTTTATCGCCTAACCAAGATGCACCATCTTTGATTTTATCGCCTGCCGCTTCAACCATTTCTTCTGCACCTTTTTTGATATTATGAGCTGTGTTTTTAGCTTTAGAACCGAAGTCCCCTGCTTTTTTACCAAGATTTTCAGTAACTTGTTCCATCCATTTTTTCTTTTTCGTACCACCATGGAATTTTGGCAAAACACCCATCCGCTGTAACTTCAGAGTGTCATTGGCATTTATTACACTATCTCCAACTCCTAGTGGAACAACCACATCTCGTCCTTGGGGTGCATGGAATGTTCCGTCAGCTCTGTGAATTACTTCTTGAACTCCACCACCTGGGGCATTTCCAGAACCTCTATCATTTAATACAGCAAATGTCGGTTGCGTTAATGCTCCCGAATTATCGGTAGCTACACCTTTTCCTGCTAAAGTACCAGTAGACAATGTAGGTATTGGCTTGATGAGATTTTTATCAGTAATGGCTTTAGATATTTTATTAATACCGCCAATCATGCTATTCAAACCGCCAATAGCTTTATTAGCAACATTTTTACCTAAATCAGCCGCAGCTCTGCCCATGTCTTTACCAATATCTCTAATCCAATCATATGTTCTTGATAGCCATTTTCTAAAACCATTAAATACTGATTTAGCGTTAGACCATGCCGAACTTGAAATTGCATCAAAACGATCGTGGGCTCTTGAATACATATCCCCAGTCCAACCTTTTAAAGATTTGTATGAGTTACTAAACCATTTCGATGTTCCTTTCCAAACGGATTTTGCATTCGACCATGCTGTACTAGAAATATTATCCCATTTCGAGCGCGATTTATTAGCCATATCCGTTAGCCAGCCCTTTGCACTTTTATATGCATTGCTAAACCATTTTGATGTGCCTCTCCAAATAGATTTTGAATGCGCCCAAGCTTTATCTGAGGCATCTGAATACTTTTGCTTAGTTTGATTGTAAATACTTCCTGTAGTCGATTTAACAGATTGCCAAGCTTTTCCAAACCATTTACCAGTACTATTAGCTATAGCCTTAGTGTGATATCCTACAGAACTTTTGGCTGAGCTCCAACTTGAACTTAATTTGTTTGGAATCCCTTTGATTCCACTCCACATTTTTTTCATTTCGCCGCCAAAATGATTAGCATTTCTTCCCATTTTACTAAAGGCTTCGCCAGTTTTAGTTTTTACGCCGTCCCAAGCATTTCCAAACCATTTCTTTATATTTTCTCTGTTTCTATGAGCTGTTTCTTCTTGTTCTTTAGCGTATTTATCACTTTTCTTCTTTTGGTCTTCTCTGAAGTTAGACCACCAACTTTTAAGACCATTCCACCACTTTTCAGTATTTTTATATACACGACCACTGGATAAATCCATCTCTTTATCAATATCTTTATTTTGCTTTTTAACAACGTCTACTACAGCATCTTTTTTAGATTTTGCCTTTCTTACTTCATCCTTATGTCTTTGATCAGCAATAGCTAACAATTTATCTTTTTCAGACTTAGAAAGGTTGACGTTATTTTTTATAGCAATGACATCATCTTCATACTGCTTGTCTACTTCTTTTTTTCTTGCCTTTCTTGCTTTTTCTGCTTCTTTAATTGCTTTGCTCGCTTCGTCTATTGAATAAGCATTTCTGTTTCTTTGCATTCTTACTAAAATACGCTCTTGCTCTTTTTCAGTCTTACTCAATTCTTTAACAGTGATGTCACGTCTTTGATTTTCAAGCTTTTCAATTTCTTTTCTTTCATTTTCTGAAATCTGACCATCACTCAAAGCTTTTTCTTTCAATTCTTTGATTTTCTGATTGAGTTCTTGCTCTTTTTTAATTCGCAAATCATTTTTTTCTTTAGTTCGAGTTAAAATGTTTTGCTTTTCTTGTTCATCGAATGCACTATACTTATCAATAAGTTCTTGAGTTTTTTCGAGTTCCTTTTTATTTCTTTTTTCTATTTCAGCTATAAGGTTATTAGATAAATCCGTTTCAATTTTCAAAAGTTTTTTTGCTTTGTCTTCTGTTATTTGACCCGAGTTTAAACGTACTTTTTCCATGATTCTGTTGTTCTCTTCAGAATAGTGTACGTACTTTTCTAAAGCTTTTTCTGTTTCTTTTGAAACACCTTTCCCTAACACTTTTACAGTATCAGATGCTTTTTTAGAAGCTGTGCCCATGGTTTGCATAAACCCTTTAAACTTGTTGACTCCTACTTTCAGAAGGTCATCATCACTTAATGATTTATAGCCATCTTTCATATCTTTTGAAAATTTTTCTTTGAAACTTCTCCCTATACTTCCAAGATAATTTTTAAACTCTCCGAGCTTTCTAACAGCACCGCCGATGATTTTGCCACCAAAAAACTTTATAGTTTCTCCTAAACCGTTAATACCTTTTCTGAACCATTCCACATGATCATATGTGGTCTTAAAAACTTTATAAGCAATTGTAATAGCAGTTATTGTTGCACCAATAGGACCTGTTATAAAACGTAAAGCTATTCCTAAACCTCTAGCTCCACCACTAAAGGCAAAAACACTTTTAGAAGCTAATCCTATTCCTTTACCTAAAAGTTTAAAAGGCAAGATTGCTAGATTTGCAGTATTTTTCAAAACATTTATAGGTTTTAAATTAAACAACATAGCTCCGGCTAATCCTTTAAAGCCTTTTGACGTTTTTCCTGTTGTAGAACCAAGAAATAAGGTTTGAAGACCTAAAGATTTCATTGCTTTTGAATTGGTATTAGAAAGTATTGTATTTTCAGCAATGCGTCTATTTAATGATGCATATCCTTTGGCCGCGCTTCCAACTGCACGTATTAATAAGCCTCCAGCAAGAACAGCAGGACCAATAGATGCACCAAAAATTGCTAAGCCTACCGAAGCCTTTCTAACCCAACCAGGAAGATGTGTAAATCCATCAACTAATTTTGTTAATCCTTCCGCACCTGCTCTAATCATAGGCGTTAAATCTTTACCAACTTCAATTGCTAACGATTCAAAAGCGCCACCTAATTGTTCCAGAGCGCCTTTGAGATTATCTTTCATCAAATCTGCTGCTTTTTTACTTTCGCCATTGGAATTCTTTAAGGATTTACTATAGTTATTAATTTTATCTGGCCCCGCTTCAATCAAGGCTAAAAATCCACTTGCTGCTTCAGTACCAACTATTGTAGCCACTGTAGCTAGTTTTTGTTCTCGTGTCATGCCTTTCATGTTGTCTTGGAACTGTCTAATCAATTCGCCCATTCCAACAAACTCACCTTTAGCATCAGACAAATGAATACCTAATTTTTTCATTTCCTTAGCTGTACTTTTACTTGGATTAGCTAGCCTAATAAACGAAGCTCTTAATGCAGTACCTGCTTGAGACCCCTCTAAACCTGAGTTAGATAAAACTTCAATTGCTGCAGAAGTGTCCTCTATTGAAACTCCTAATGCTTTTGCTGGAGTACCTGCATATTTTAATGCATCTCCCATATATTGAATATCTGCAGCACTATCATTTGCTGATCTCGCAAGTAAATCAGCAACATGATTTGCATCAGATGCTTTTAAACCGAAAGAGTTAATCGCTGAAGCCATTACAGTTGCAGTTGTAGCCATTTCTGCACCACTTGCTTCTGCTGCGCTGATAACACCTGGCATAGCCTCCATTGTTTGTTTGGCATTAAAGCCTAAAGCTGCCAATTCTTCCATACCTTTAGCAACTTCGTTAGCACTTTTACTTGTTTTAGCTCCTAAGTCAACCGCTTGATTAGACATGCTTTTTAAGTCTTTACTGCTTGCTTGTGCAATCGCTCCAACTCGAGACATTTGCCCTTCAAAGTCTGCACTCGTTTTTAATGCTGCACCTAAACCTAAAGTAATCGGTGTAGATACGCCCATCGTCATTGTACGTCCCAGGGAAGTCATTTTGTTTCCAATAGAACTAAATTTCTTTGACATGACATCCGCTTGACTTGCAAGTTTACCGAAATGACTTTGAGCTATCATTTGTTCTTTGTTAAAAGTCTTCATTTCGGATGAAGCTTTATCTATTGAACGCTCCAAATTATTTAAAGCAGCTTTTTCTTTATTAACAGCTGTTTCAACTTTTGCGACATTAGCGCTATGATTCTTAATAGTATTGTTTAAATCATTAAATTCTTTTTCTGTTTGCTTTAATTTAGTATTAGTTTTAGCGTAAGAACTTTCAATTTTATCATTTGATTTTGAAAGATTGTCATTTTGCACTTTTAGTTTTTGAACTTGATTGCCTTCTTGTTTATATTGTTCAACAAGTGCTTTATGCTTAGCGGACTGCTTCTGTACTGCGTCACTTGCTCTTTTTAGTTGTGCAGTAGTAGCTTGGTTACTATTCTTAAGCTTTTGTTCTGCATCTCTCAACTGTTTAAGTTTTTGATACGCATCTTGTTTACGTTGATTTGTACGTTTATATTGATTTTCAGCTTTTTTAAGTTCTGTATTCGATGATTTTAAGGCTTCTTTAGATTTATCAAGAGCTAATTTTTCTTTTTTATTGGCTTCTACTAACTTTAAATATGCTTTCTCAACATCTTTTACACTGGATTTAGCTTTTTGGTAATTAGCGTTAACTTGTTTAAGCTCATCTTCTACTTGAGAATACATCTTTTTTTGAACTTTAAGCCTATCATTTAACCCCTTAATTCTCGCCTGATATTTTTCCATTGATTTTTCAGACTTATCAAATGCTGACAGATTAGCTTTCATTTCACTATTAACAACACCTAATTGTCGCTTTAAACCTTTCATGCCTTCTTGGACACCTAAATGGTCTAATTTCAGCTCCAAGGTCATGCCTTCTACTTTTTCATTCATATTAACCTCCTTTCTAGCTTCCAAAAAGTTTTCTTAAATCCGTACCTGTAATGACTTTTTGTTCACTTTGTTTTTCTTCAGTCTCTTCTTTATTCTCTTCATTAAGTATTTCTAAAAGTTTTACATACGGCTGTTTTCTGACTTCAGTTAATGTCCACCCATACTGCTCCATACAGAAACGTTGTATTTTCTTAATGTTCGATAAAATGTCTTTTATTGAGATTATTCTTCTGTCTTTCCCATCTCTTCTGGTTCAGTTTCTGAATCTTCTTCATCTTCACCATTGATTTCTCGAAATATATCTTGTAAGGCTTTTGTATAAGTTTTAGTACTCATCTTGTTCAGAACATCTTCTTCAGTCAATCCTTCATCTTTAAATAAATCTACTAATAACTGTCGCTCTTTTTGTCTCATTTTTGTTGCGTTAGGTGCTTCTTTTTTATTCTCTTGATTTACTAATTCTAAATACTCATAGCATTTTTCTGCTTCGCCCATTGTTACATCTTCTTTTGTATAGCTCTCTGTTTTTCCTGTTTTACGATCTTTAATTTCAAATTTAATCATTGTATTAGCTCCTTTTATTCAAATAAAAAAGACGCAGATATACTGCGCCTTAAATCCCTATCCGTTTGTTACTGTCACTGAAATTTGTCCTGACTTATCGCTTCCATCAGTAGACGTAGCAGTGATTACTGAAGTACCTTCAGCTACACCGTGAATTGCTCCTGTATTTTCATCTACAGTAACAAATTCTGGATGTTCACTTGTATATTTCAATATTTTATTCGTTGCTGTGCTTGGTGCAATGTTTGGCTCAACATTGTCATCGGTATTTACCATAATTGATTTAGTTTCTGGTGTAAATGATACGCCTGAGACTAGAATTGGATTGGTTTTGAATTGAGGTACATCAACTTTACTAGATTCTTTACCATTTTCTTCCCATGCCACTTGGTAAGTACCTTTTGGATAAGTTGTATCCGCTTCTAAATTAGATAAAGTTACTGACACTTTGCCTTCACCTTGTTCAGAAGCTACGACGTCGTCTCCTTTATAAACCTTTAAAGTTTTAGTCATAAATTATTCTCCTTTGATTTATTTTGAAAGCCCCTATTCTGCTGAAACTGTTGCAGATTTTGAATTAACTGCTACTTCAACATTTTGGGGATTAGCTGGGTAACGAACCTGCAGAATCCTCTGAATGATCTTCACTGTCCGTGTATCCAACGAATACTTTTTTGAAGAATTCTGCTTCTCCTTCTTTACCTTCATGATAACCGTATACAATACCTTGTGACGTTCCATCAACATCAACTTTTCTATTCATCCAGTCACCTGTTAATTTTGTAGGTTCTGGGGCTTCTGCTTTTTCACCTCGTGTTTTAAATTCAATTGAATCTAAACTAAAAGTACCTTTAAGTAAGGCTACATATACCGGCTGACCTGTTAAACCATCTTCCGATTCGCCAATTACTGTTACATACGGTGCTCTTGTATTCTCTCCTACCCAAGATGTACCATTTTTATCTTTAGTACGTCCAATAACTGTGTTTAAATCATCACTTGGAATATTGAAAATACTCATGTCAGACTTAACTTCATTAGTACCTTGTTTTTTCATCCATACACGTTTGTTAGATGCAAACATATCTACTAAATCTGGTGCTAAACCTGTGATATTTAGGTCAACTGTACCACCTTTTTCATCTTCCCATGTCATGCGTTTAACTACTTTTGTTGCTTCTGGGTTAAAAACTCCAACGTATAATCTTTTAAAACCTACTTTATAAGAACCTTGTCCTTCTGCCATTGCTTATTTCCTCCTTAAAAATTAAAAAGCACACCTATTCGATGCGCTGATTTTTATAATATATATTTTTGGGTATGCCTTGATATCGTCTCGACATCACATAACGTTTAGTTTCTTCAAAATAAGCATCTAACTGACTAGATGCTTGAATTAAATTTTGTTGATATAACAGGTATCTTATTCGTTTTGTTATATCAATTGTTTTCTGATTATTTGAAGATTCTACATCTATTTGAATTAAGTATTCTTCACTAAGATATTTATCAGACATAAAGTCTGAAGGTAAATCATAAATAGGTGTAATAACAACAAAAGGTTTGGAATTTTCAGCATTTTCAGTGACTTTATAATAGTATATTCTAGAATTTATATATGTTTGGAGCTCTGCATCAGATAATAAAATTCCTTTTACAGTGTTTAATATATTCATTTATCTGGCCAACTCCTTTTTTATAATTTCTCTATACTTCCTTTCACTAGCAGCTAATGTTTTTGCAATAACTCCAAAACCTCTTGGTGTATATTTTTTACCATCTCTTGTATAACCATGTTCATTCAAGTGAATAATGTTTTTGCGATTCATAGGACCTACCCATTCAATTAAAACAGCTCTTTCTTGACTGCCAACTTTTGTATAAGGTTTAGATTTAGTCATTTCTTCTATACTAGCACCCGTATCTTTAAAACTCTCGAATTCTTTCTTTAAAGTCTTTATAAAAAATTCAGATGCTTTATTTAAAGCTCTATCACTCTTAGCTTGCATTGCTTGTTTACCGTATACCGATTCTAATTTCTTCAACACTTCAGGTATCCCTTTAATTTCTACACTCATTTTTCTGATAAAACCACTGTATTATAGCCAATATCTGGTGTATCAATTCTTATTTCTACAATGTTGAATAATTTATCGGAATATAATGCACTGTCAATTTTAACTAAGTGATTTGTTTGTGGTAGATATTCAATTTTAGAAGACCTAACAATTATGGTTAATCCTGATTTTGATTCAGTCGTTTTTAAAATTTCTCTATCTTTCATAGAAGGATTATATATTTTACAAAAGCAACTATACAATTTCATTTTTTCCTCTTCATCTGGATATGGTCCTTTGTTTATATATTGAAAAAAATACGCGCGATCTTTAAATTCATTAAATTCCATTTAAAAATCACCTACCACTTTTTTAATTTCAAAATCATTTTTTGCAATCCTTTTTCATTAAACACCTTGCTTCTAGATTGGTCATTTGAGTACCCACGACTTTCATAATCTCTTGCAATGATATATTTAATCGCTGTACAAAAAAGCGGGTATTCCAAGTCATCTTTGTCATAATCTGGAACCCCACTTAATAGTAACTCAGACTTAGCCGATTGAATGAGACCCTCAATTAAATCATCTTCGAAACTATAGTCAATTCTCAACCACAATTTAATTTCTTCTAAACTCATTTCATCACCCCTATTCGGCTGATATTACAGCTGATTTAGCCTTAGCTGTTACATTAACCTTTTGGGGCTTAGCTGGGTAATGGACCTGTATTTTCTTTTGCTTTTGCAATTCTGAATGCACTGTCTAATGTACGTTGCTGATCATACCATGCTGTTAATACAAACAAATATTCGCCTTTTTTAACATCTTTATCAGTGTCATAAGTTGTTCCATCATAGTTAATTCCAAAATAATTGAAATCTCCCACAATAGGTTTAACTGCTGCATCTGTAAATACTACTGGTTTGCCAAATACTTTTTCTGCTGGTGTGTCAAAGAAATTTGTTGTTCCATTTGAAAGAACACTAATAATTTTGACATAATCTGCATATCGCATATAAATTGTTGCGTTATCACGATAATCTTCATGTAAATCTGCTAAAGCGTTAATAATAGCATCATACATGTCTGCTCCCTCAACTTCTTTAACAGATCCATTATAAAATGACATGTGTTCTAATCCAGATTTAGGACTTACTGCTAAGGCATCTTTACGCTCTTTAGCTGCTAATCCTGATTGTAGTGCGTTTTCAACCCAGTTTACTAAATCTACATCTGATCCATGAATTACAGTATCTGAAATTGCAGCAAATACTTTGAATTTATTAGTAGTGAACTTGACTGTATCACCTTTTGCTTTTAATTCTTTTGCTGTTTCTACGTCTGTAATGAAATCATCATCGTCTAAAGTGTATGAAACTCTTGGAATCTCTAAACCTTTAATGTTAGTTAGACGAGCTTTTTCACGTAATTGGTTTTTAGCAAATGGTTCTGAAACAATTTCTTTAGAAAGTGTTTTTGGTAAGAGCTTATCTCCACCTGAATCATTTCCTGTTGGTAAAGCGTGTAATAAACGTTGTGCCTCCATTGAAGGTTTTTCAAATTCATTTGGTAAAATCGCGTGACGATAAAACTCTGCCTTAGCTTTAACCATCTTCTCATTATCACTTAAAGATTGATAAGCTTCTCCTTTATCTTTAACTTTCGCTTTTTCTTTCTCTTCAATGTCTTGCACTTGTCTTTCAACAATGTTAAATCTTTGTTGTAAACCTGCTTTTTCTGTTTCTAGTTGTTTGATGTCTTCCATATCAATATTTGGATCTGTTGCTTTCTGACTCAATTCATCATTTTTATTTTTTAATTGTTGTCCAATCATACCTAAGGATTGTTTTAATTCATATAATGTCGGCATTTCATTTCCTCCTAATAATTCATTGTCATTTTTAAAATTTCGCATTCGCGTTTAATTTTTTCTCTTTTTTCTTTTTCTTCTAGTGACATACTTTCTTTAGGTGTTTCAACCAATTCAGATGTATCTACATCATCAATTTTAGTGATTTTGTCTACATCTTTCTTTAAATCTTCTGGGACGTTCTCGAAACGCTTATATTGCTCTTTAGAGATACTAGCAGCTATTTCATTAGCTCCTAAAATTTCATCTATCAAGCCGAAAGACAAGGCTTCTTCTGCAGTAAGCCAAGTTTCTGCATCTAACATCTGTTTTAAGTGTTCTTGACCTAAATCTTTTGCTTTATCTAAATAAGCTGAATTACTAACAGCATCTGTTTTTTCAAGTAAATCCGCTGTCTTTCTTAATTCTTCTGCATTACCTACAGTCATAACCCATGAATTATGAATCATTAAAAAACTATTTTTGTGCATAAAAATAGTGTCACCACTCATAGCGATAACACTAGCAATTGATGCCGCTAAGGCATCGACATAGATATTAATTTTTGCAGGATGCATTTTTAGCATATTGTATATTGCATGCCCTTCAAATACACTGCCTCCAGATGAATTTATATGAACATCTATTTCACTGATGTCTCCTAGTTCATCTAGTTTATTTTTGAAATCTGTAGCAGTTACATCACTTTCAAACCATTTATCACTTACAATATCACCATAAATAAATATTTCACCTTTACTTTTTGATTTTCTTTTCATTTGAAAATACTTAGCTTTCATTGACATTTTTATCACCACCTTTCAAAGATTTTCTTAATTCAAGTGGCGTGTCAATTGGGTATAAATCACCGCTTATTAGCGGCTTATCTCCACCTTCAACTGGTGGTAAATCTTCCCACTCTCTAATGTCATTTATAGTGTAGTAACCACTACGAACTGCTTTAAAGTACACTTCTGCTTGTGTTGCACTATCAGCCCTTAAATAAGATTTAACGTTAAATTTAAAATACCTATTTTTTTCTCTGTCTGTTTTAGTAAGTAGTTTCCGATTAAATTCTTCTTCATACTGTTTGACGATTGGCAATAAGGTATGCTGCAAGTAAAATCTGTTTAACTCTTCATTTTTCGCGAAATTTGTATTTGATCTTGCATTTAAGAATACTGAGGGCAATTGAAAAACGTTAGCTACTCTTTCTCTTGTTAAATTCTCGCTTGCCACTATATCTTCAGAGACATATTTTTTAGGTAACGGTTCGATTTCAACACCAGGCTCTTGGAATAATATTCCACCGTTTTCTTCATAGTACTGTTTGAAATCTTCTAACACTTGCTGCCTTTTTTCTTTACCTACATTGGAACCATATTTAAGCATGAAAGAATCAGGTTTTTGCATTTCTGTAAGATTAAAGGTTCTTACTGCATTATCAAAATCAGTTGTATTCTTCAACACATCAATCGGACTAATGCCTTGCACCATATTAGATGCCACGATGTGTTTAAAATGCAACATGTCCATATTATGAACAATCAATTTATTTCCAGTTGCAGCATGAATGGAATAATAAAGTTCACGTGATTGGTTTTCAATTAACATTTCAACAACATCTGGATTTAATAAGAAAAGCTTTGATGGTTGATGATAGATGTCTCGTTCAATTAGCACATATGCATTACCTTTTTCATTTCTGATTGTTTCAATTTGATTAATAAAATCAAAACTGCTCAGAGAATTATTCGGTGACACTGTAAGTAAATCAGATACTTCTGTATTAACTACTTTATAATCTTCATACATTTTCAAGGGCAAACTAGCCATCGAATTAGATAACTTTGTAATAGCTGAAAATATCGTTTCATTAGTTTCAAGCGTATTATTAATTACACCCCAAAAAGATCTATTTTTCCATGGGCTAAAGTCATAAAGCTTAGAAGTTGACTGATCAATCCAATTGTCTATCAATTTTTTCTTTATGCGTGTGACAATATTCTCTTTTGCGATAACATTCACCTCCTTAACGCATTATGTCTTTAATACTAATAAACTCTATGTTTCCTTCACCACTATCAGAAACAACTTTATTCATAATATCTGTATATGTGTTTAAAAATGCTGCAAAGCCATCTATTTTACGATATCTGCTTTGCTTAGACGGCAACCAGTTTCCGTTTCTGTCTAGTTTCAACTGAACATTATTGATATACCATTTCATTAAAGGATTATTATTAAATATTATTTTCCCATCTAAAAACATTTCTTTTAAATCCTTCAATGCAGGGCTCAAGGTCAAAGCTCCTTGTCTTGTTTCTTCCGTTTCAAACCCGTAATTTTTTAACTCTTGATTTAGTTTGAATGCGTTCGCTCTATCATAAGTAATTTTTTCTACTACATAATGCTCATTCATCTTAATTATCCAATTTAAAACATCTTGGTAGTCAATATAAGGCTTATCTTGCACTGTTAATAAGCCATCTTCTTCCCATTCTCTATAGGGTATTTTTTCGTTAGAATATTCAACTTTGTGCTTAGGAATCCATGAATGCGATAAAACTGCAACTTTACCATTATCTAACGCAAAAGTAGCACACGCGGCTGTAAAGTCCTCTGTTTCTGATAAATCATAACCAATCGTGCACGGTCTGCCTTCCAGCTCTTCTAAAGAAACAATTTCATTATTTTTTTGGAGTGTTGGGTAATCAATAAAACTCATCTCGTCATTATTAGCAAAGATATTAAACCTTTTGGTTATAAAATCTCCACGTTCAGCTGGTGTTCTCTTAGCTTTTTCCCACTCTTCTTTCATCTCATCTAAATTTATAGAGACACCTAAGTTTGGATTTGCTTTTATCCAGTTCGACGAATCATTAATATCATCGTCATCATCCAAAGATGCTAAATAATAAAAAGTTCTTTCGTCTTCTATGATTTGATCTAAGGTGTCTCTTCCCGCTTCTACCATATCAACAAGTGGACCATCTAATTGATACCCTGCTGTCGTAATGTAGATGAGAAGAGGTTGTAACCTTGCAGCTCTTGAGTTTTTTATAACTGAAATCAATTTATAGTCTTTAAATTCATGAATTTCATCAAAAATCCCCATGTGTGTATTCAATCCATCTAACTTATCGCTATCTGATGCTTGGGGCATAATTTTTGATATCGTTGCGTCATAATGGATTTCATCTCTTAATGTTCTGAAATTTTTATCAAGCTTTGGGCTAGCTTTTATCATCGCCTTAGATTCATCGAATAATATTCTAGCTTGTTTCATTACGTTTGCTAAAAGATGGATTTCAGCGCCGTTTTCTCCATCTTGAGAAACAGCATAGTTAGCAACACCAGATATAGTAGTTGTTTTACCATTTTTTCGCCCCATAAATATCAAAGCTTCTTTAAACCTGCGCAGTTTTGTTTCTTTATGAACCCAACCAAACAAACTGCCGATAATAAAATGTTGCCATGGCTGTAATACAAGTTGACGTTTAGATCCTTTGGAAGGTTTACAAAACTTTTCTATAAATCGAATAGGACGATGCGCTAATTCTTCATCAAATACCCATTTACCTCCATTTTCTAAATATCTAAGATGCCTATCACATTCTTTTCTAACATATTTGCTTGTTTTTATTTTCCCTTGAGTGACTTGCTCTGCATACCATGTTGTTAATAGTTTTGGTGAAGGTTCATTTAAAACTTTAATAGTCACCAAATCCACCTTCTTCTTGAACTATCTTTTTTCTTTGTGCTGCTGTTAAACCCATAGACTTGAGTAAGTTATTTAGTGTTTGAACTGTTTTTGTCAGTTCTATGCTTAATGGATTCTTAACAATATTGCTCGCACCAGCCTTGTTTGTATGCTCTATCATCAAATCACTATTTTTAAGTTCATCTCTTAACCGACAATAAAATTCATATGTTTCTATATACAAGTTAATTAATATGTCATCAGATTTTTTGTAATCCTCTATATATTCTTTTAGCTGTTTTTTTGTTAATTTCATATAAAGACCCCCTTTCATAAAAGTTTATCCGCGTTGCAAGCGAAGGGCCCCCGCCGGTACCCGGCGAAAAAACATTTTAAGCCAATGGGCAGGGGGCTATAAAATTTTATTTAAATGTTTTTTTATTTAAATTTTTAGAACTCTAATTTTCTTAAGATTACTTTTGTCATTATCATTTGCATGAATTTTGTTATGACAGCCATAACAAACTGACATTAGATTATCTAATTCTAAAGCTTTGTTAAAATCTTCATCAACATAAATAATGTGATGCACTATGTTTGCATCTGTTACAATATCTTCGCGTAAACACATTTGACAAAGATGATTATCTCTATCTAATGCTATCTCCCTTAACTTCTTCCATGCTTTTGAATGATAGAACCAATCGTATTGATATGACTTACGACCATGCTTATAAATGTTATTGTGCTTGGTCATCTCTTACACCTCTTTGATTGCATAACAAAAGACACACCGCATAGCGATGTGCCTCGTGTACTTGTGTCGTATAACTTTTAGATAACTTTATACATCTTTCCGATACTATCATATTACTACAGATTTGTAGGCCTTTTGCACAATCTTTGCACAATGTTATTTGATACCTGCATGATACGCTACCGCTTTAACAAAGTTCTTTCGTATAGTAGTAACAGTATTACGATGCATATGGCATTCATGTCCTATCTGTTCCATCTTTAACTTCTTTTCTTTATTCCAATACTTGAGCCTTATTACTTTCTTATGATCTTCAGGCAACTTTAAGTATTCACTCTCAACTGCTTCGACCATTTCTTCAAGGTTTCGTAACATCTTATTAGTTAATAATCTAGTTGCCATTAGTTCAGTTGTTCTAACTGGTTCGCCTTTTTGTAATGGTCCATATACAATATTGGAATCTTGTTCCTTCGTTGGATTAAGTATTTCCAACCTCAATCTTTTTATTTCTTTCTTGTTCTCATTTAAATTATATATTTCTGATTCAATATATTTAAATGTTCCTGGCTTGATATCATTTATTGTGTTCCCCATGTTAGACCTCCATTACTTATGCTTAGCTATTCTTGCTTTAATAGCTTTCATTAATTCTTCTTGCGTTAGTTCTTTATTTTGTAAAGCTTTATATACTCTTTGATCTATTGTGTTATCGGCCATGATATGATGAATAATAGTCGTATGATTTTGTCCTTGTCTGTATAATCTAGCATTTGCTTGTTGGTATAATTCCAAGGACCATGTAAGTCCAAACCAAACAATAATGTGCCCACCTTGTTGTAAGTTTAATCCATGTCCTGCACTTGCTGGATGTGCTATAAGCAACTTAATGTCTCCACTGTTCCAACGTTCTTTATAGTTTGAATCCTCTAATGTGGTTGCTTCCTTAAACCTTTGAAGTATTCTTTCTTTATCGTGTTTGAAGTTATAAAACAATAGTATTGGTTGGCCTTGAGACTCCTCTATAATTTCCTCTAACTTATCTAACTTCTTATCATGTATAAGTCTTACATCTTCCTCATCTGTATAAACTGCGCCGTTAGATAGTTGAAGTAGTTTCTGACTTAATGATGCCCCATTTTGAGCTACAACTGTTCCTTCTTCTTCCGATTCTAAAATATAGTTTTTTTCTAATTCTTCATATACTTTTCTTTCTTTTTCTGATAAGACTACTGTTTGTTTAGTATCAACTCTGTCAGGCATATCCAGATAATCTTTCGCTTTCATGCTTAAACATATATCTTCTATTTGTTTATATATCTTTTCTTCAGATCCGTCTCTTAGCTCCCACTTAAAAATATGTTCGCTAACTTGATGAGTTGGTTTAAAGTACCTTTCTCGATAACGACTGAATGAAGACTCAAGTCTTTCACCTCTGTCTATCAAATAAACTTGAGCCCATAAATCCTGTAAACTATTTGGACTAGGTGTTCCTGTTAATCCTATAAATCTATTAATGAGTGGTAATTTCTTTTTAATAGATTTAAACCTTTGACTCTTAGGACTTTTAAATGTAGACAGTTCATCAATCACAACCATGTCAAATGGCCATTCTTTTTTATATTGATCACATAACCATTTAGTATTTTCTTTATTGGTTACATAGATATCAGCCTCTGTGTTTAATGCATCATTTCTTTCTTTAGGTGTTCCTAAAACTAAAGACACTTTCAGATGATTTAAATGGTTCCACTTATCAACTTCATCAACCCATGTATCTTTAGCAACTTGTTTAGGTGCTATAACTAACATTTTTTTAGTGTCTAACAACTGCAATTCACTAAATGCTGTAAGTGTTGATACTGTTTTCCCTAGACCCATATCTAAAAACAGACCGTATTTCTCATTATCTATCACTTTATCTATTGCATACTTTTGATAGCTATGTGGTTTGAAGTCAATCGCCAAATGTTCCACCTACCATTCTGATAAAAGTATTTACTTGTTCTTTATTCCATAACACATATACTTTATGATCTCTATTTTCAAATTGTCTATGCACATATTTTTGTAAAGGATGCAACTTTCCTTTTTCTTGCTTCATTTCTACAAAATATGTTTTTCCTTCTGGCATAATAATAATTCTATCTGGCACACCTCTTGTTCCAGGTGCAACCCATTTTAAACATAAACCGTTTAGCTTTGTTATCTCTTTCACTAAATATTTTTCTAATGTCGATTCTTTCATATATTCACCTTGTATACAAAATTTATATTTGTGTTCCGATGTTGCATCAATTCTTGCCAAACTTTTAAAAATAGCTGTTAGAGGGTTACCCCTATACCTCTTTACTCCCTAACACTACTTTTTAAACTTTATAGTGAATTTGATGCAACATTGGAAACAAACAGGGTTGAACCTTACAGCGAGAAGGGAAAGAGGTGTTGTATCATTTGTTGCATCAATGTTGCATCACTAAAAATGATGCAACACCTACGATTACTTTTTACACTCACATGTTGCATCACTCAAAAAATGATGCAACATCTGATACAACACTCTAAAATGTATATTTATTCAATATTTATTATATTAAATCTTCTAAACTTTCATCTCTTACATAAGCTATCTGTACACCATAATCTTTTCCAAATCGAATTTTCCCACTTTTATTACCATCATATACAGACCAATTGTCTAATTGTCTTAAGATGTTTGAAATCTTTCTAATTTCCATAGATCCTCTACTATCTCCCTTATCTTTACCAAAACATTCAACAAACACTTCAAGCGCACAGACCTTATTTCTTTCAACGTAATCTACATTTCCTGTTGGTAACATATCAACATCACCTTGATAAAATCGTCTTCGTTCAAAGATAGTTAAGTCATCCCAATTGCTAGGAATTGGTGTGTTAAGATATTCATCAATAATGCCTGTATATGGAGATTCCTCAGTATGTTTGCTTTGTATTGAACGCATTTCTTCTTCTAGTTCAGGGTTGAGGAATAACTCTTCTCCTTGTTCATAATAATATTTAGCTTCTGCCCAAATTTGGTCGATCTCTTCTTTGGTTAGTTTAGACCAGTTCACTTCAACTCTCTCTGGATTTACAGTCATTGGCCAAAAACGTCTTCCACCAGTTTCATCTCTTAAGAAATCAACTTTATTAGTTGTACCAATGAAAATACATTGCCTTGGAAAATCTTCAATATAATGTCCATAAGCAACACGAAACCGGTCAACTTGTTTAGATATGAAATGCTTAATAGCTTCAACTTCAGCTTTTCTTGTAGCTGCAAGTTCTGCCATTTCCATTAGCCAAACGCCTTGTAAGGCCTCATAGGCTTCTTTACCTGTAACAGAAACTAAACTGTCAGAAAACCATGCACCACCTAATTTTTTTAGCAAAGCAGATTTACCTACACCTTGAGGACCATAAAGTGTAAGCATATAGTCAAATTTACATCCAGGCTCCATTACTCGAGCAATTCCAGCAGTCAATGCTTTTTTGGTAGTTGTTCTATTCACTTCAGTATCTTCAACACCTAAGTATTTGATAAATAACTTTTCAAGACGTTTATGTCCATCCCACGATATTTTATTTAGATAATCCCTTACTGGATGATAAGCATTTTGCATTGCTACGCTTATAATGGCATCTTTTGTTTTACCTGAATGGTGTATGTCATAAATCTTTTCGATATAACTTCTTAAACTGCTATCATCACCGTCTTGCCATTGACGTGTCTTAAAATTAGTATTCCATGGCACTTTCCCTAAGCATTCAATTTGTTTTGTAAATTCATTAAATGCTATTTTTCCTTTTAAATTTGGATCATTACGCAATATAATTTCTATATTTGGGATACTAGCTTTGAAAGTACCTTTCGAAGTAATTTCTAACGTCTCAGACCATGCATCATCGCTATTTACTATTTCATCGAAATCCTGCATTGCATCAGACATTTTGTCGTTAATTAATTGCTTTTTAACAACTTCATCATTTTGCGCTCTTTGCTGCATTGCTTTATAACTAGGTAGTCGATTAACCGGAGTATCTGTTTTAGCGTCTTCATCTTGAGCACCATATAAGTGTATGCGTACTAAATCAAAACTGTTCACAAGCATACCGCTTACGGGATCCGTATTATGATGAGAATAGGCAAACTTGTTATTTTCGTATAACACCAATCCACCTGCAGTTGAACCTTCATGATAGGTATAACGGTTAGTAGAATGTTTTTCGTATAAGTCAGGAATAAAAGTTGATATAGCTTCTTCTATCGTATAGGCTCTACAAAATGCGCCAACAATTCCCGGTTTTTCTTCTGGGTCACCTTGCTTATCTGCTAATCTTTTAGTCTTACTCTCTTCCTTTGAAGACGTTGGCCATTCTAATGTGTCAGTCCAATCAACATATTCATTTAATATTTTATCTGGATCTAACAAAGGTAAATCTTCATAGGTAAAGAAAAATTCTGCATCATTGCTAGTTGAAGGCCAATACATTAACCTATGTGGTTGATAAGTTGTATCATCGAAGTAATCCATGCCAACGATATCTGCCACTTTACGTCCAATAGCCTCATACTCATCCGCATTTACATTCCGTTTTAAAGGAATCACTAAACGTAATCTTGGACTTATCTCTCTATGCTTATGTGTTGAATACAAACAATATGCAAAATCATAAAACATAGATAATATGTCGGTCATATCTTGAGCAGCATAATCGATATCAAGTGTTAGCATTGAACGATTCATGACTTGACCAGCACGCCGTTTGCCTTCTTTTAAATATCCACCGACAAATCCGCCAACATCTTTTATATCGGCTTGTTCAGACTTAGACATTTTATTGTACTCAGTTAAATCTTCTTTAGTTCTAACTGTTTGTGCTAGCTTCTGCATAAAGTCAGACCAAGCCATATTGTGATTAGTCCAATGTGTAGATAAACGACTAGCAGCATAAGAATATGAGACATCACGATCATATTTAATTGTTTCTATTTGAGTGACTTTGTCTAACATGTTCGGCTCCTTTCATTATTTTAGATAGAGCAGAGAAGCCAACGCCTCTCTTTAGCTTTTGAATCTTTTTCTAATTCGTTCAACTTCATTTTCATAATCTTCTATACCTTCAACACCATTATTTTTTACTAACTGCTTGAAAAGATAAGCATTCATATACTCCAATGCTTCTATGGTTTTCATCTTATGAGAAATGCTACTTAACAAGATCAATAAAAATATAGATAAAACAATTGAAATGACAATCCACATATTTACAACACCTCCAGTGCTATTGCTAAACACATTAATATAATTAATTCAAAAATGATAATAGCTATTACCATGAAACTTCAGCTCTGATTTTTTCAAAGTCACTTGGCGCCTCTACATCATCATTAGCCGTCATCATAATATATACTTGCTCAGTTACATACTTACCTAGCTCATACATCGCTAGTAGGAATAATAATCTCAAAATTTCTTTAACCACCACTAAACACCCCATGTTAATTTATCGATAATTTGTATAGCTTGTTTTAATGCGTCTCTTTTTTCTTCGATATCTCTATTATCGCCATCTTCATCAGCTGACATTAACTCACTGTCATATTCATATAATAGTTCTGATATTTCATTACTAGCTACTACTAATAAGTTTTCATCTAATGTCTGAGTTACCGTTTTCTTTGGCATCTCCATCTCTCCTTATCTTAACTTGTGCCTCGTACTTCTCTTTTGCTTCTTCTTTACTCTCTGCCTCAACAACTGTAAACTTTTGATTGCTCTTAGCTCGAGTTATGTGCGTATGCTTGCGTCCTGTTGAATCTTTGAATGTTGTGACTAAGTATTGTGTCACTTCTCATCACTCCTATTTATTTGATTTCAAAATCAACTTCTATTGGAATAACAACGATTTTATAACCTTCGTACAATCTTTTGAGTTCATCAAATATTTGGCGCAAACCAATAACATTCATATTTTTACTCTGTAAAATAAATATCTCCTTATTCCAACCACGATATATAACTTTAGTGCGTTCTCTCACTTCCCCAAAACCTCCTTGACTCGATCTAATATGTCTTTACACTCCGCTACTTCCGAAGCCTTTTGCTCCACGTTCTGAAACACTCTCAAATTCCTCCACTTGCTTTAGTTCAGGTGTCCATATAGGCACGATAACCAATTGAGCTAGTTTGTCGCCTTTATATATTTCGTAATAATCATTTATAGTAAAAGGTTTTTTCTTAGCATTATTTACAAAAGAATTTTCCATTTCTCCTTGTATATCAAAACACTGTTCGTTAGTTGTTAAATATACTTGTGCATCATTCTTGATATTAATCCCTAAATTGCCATGATATCCCGCGTCTATCTTGCCTGTTTCAATCACTAAATGCGTTTTACTACTTACACCACTACGGCTAGTTAATAGTCCGACATAGCCCTCTGGTATGCTCACAGCTACATCTGTTTTAATCACTGCCTTTTCTTGTGGCTCGAGTACGACAGTTTCAGCTGAGAATATGTCATAACCTGCATCCGTCTTATGATTTCGTTCTGGCATTCTAGCGTTTTCTGATAATAGCTTTACTTGTAGGATGTTAGTCATTTTCCTTGTCCTCCTCATCAATTCCAGCCAATTCATACATAACGCTCTCCATACTTTTATCTTTTAAATCTTCTGACACGAATACCTTTAAATCATGGAATTCTGTAATTATTGTTTTTTCGTCATGGTCGATGTAAATTTCTAGCGTACCATCAGCTAAATTAAAAATAGCTTTATCTTCATTTTCTTTGTATCCTTTTTCTTTTAATTTCTTCAAAGATTCATTAATTTTCATTTTCCTGTTCCTCCTCATATTCAAGCTCTCTTACTTCTCTCAAAACCTCTGACGCCCAGTCTTCTGGATACTCAACCCATTGCGCATTAATAGCTTCGCGAATTTCATCAAACGCTTGCGCTTTCTTATACACGTCTTCAATCTCTTTTAGCAATCCCTCTGTGTCATTGCCGTTATACGCACTAGCACTTATAACGGATTGTTCTATTTGTTCACGGTTATCCATTTGTGTCATCCTCCGTATTCGGATAAAATTTAATAAACATTTTATTACCATGCTTATCTATGGCAATTAACTCTTCGTATTCGTCGTGTGATACATACTTATCAATCACACAATTTTGTAACATTTGCATCATTTGCATATGCTTTTCAGCATTCATCATTTCCATCTCCTCTAAAATAAAGTTAGTTGCTTCTGCTCCTCGTATTCCAAACCATGTTGCTTTATATATGTTTCAAGCTCTTCCGCTGTATCAAATGTCTTTTTCACACCTTGCCAACCTGGTACGATATGTCCGTGAAAGTAATAAGTGCCGTTTACTACATGGATATGTGCCACTCGTTCGTTATCCTGATACAGATATCTCTTAGATCCAAAGAATTGATTTAGGTATTCTTTACGCGCGCTATCTGTCATGGTCATCACTCCTTTTAACAATTAGGCAGACCAAACGACATGCATTCGTCGTATAGCTCTTCATTACTTATGCTTGCCTTATAGTTTTCAATCACATTGCTAACTTCTTTATGACTCATTGCTTTAACTTGTTCGTCTGTATATTTTTCGCAGTCTTCTAATTCCAGTTGCTCCTGTAATGACATCACATATTCAACTTGTCTTTGGGTTGCCATCGTTAACCCTCCCACAAGTCAAAAGCTCTTTGGACGTAAAACTTCGCCTTTGCTAAATCCTCATGACCATTCTTTAACGGTGCTCTAGACAAGTATTTGATTGCATTACCTATTGCGAATGCTAGTTGAGGTGGATACTGTGCCGTAACCTGTTCGATAAAATCTATAATTTCAATGTCGCCGTATGTGTAGTGCGCTGGTTGCTTAACATTGTCTTGCGCTTCGTTCATATCTACTTTTCTGTTACTGATTACGCTCATTATGCTTCACTCCATTTCTTGAACATTTGGTTATAAGTGACATCGAACCAGTACGGATCACGTGAATGTTTTTGTGGCGTTCCATCATAAAGCCATGGTCTTAATCTTCTCTTTCTTTCCTGTTCATATTCCGCTCTCACATTTCGTTGGTATCGGTTCAAAATCGCTTTTTTTCTGATTTTTTCTCTCCCTTTTTCTTCATCTTTAGATATTGAGTCTTTTCTTCCACACAATAATTCATCGCCGCGCATTTTATGTTTGTATCTATATCTAAGAAGTTCTGGAGATATGTGATATTTTTCTGAAACTTCTCTCAATGTCATTAGTTTTCCTTTGATACGCACTCTTATAACTTTTCTTCTAGCCATCATTCCACCTCTAAATCTAAAACCTTGATATTTATAACGTTATATTTTAATAGTTCACCTGGATTATTAAATAAATAGTCCGCCAAATTTTCTTTTTCTTTATCAATCTGATTGTAATTAACACTTTCGACTTCTGTAGGAATTCTAATGTCAACAGAAGCATTGATATAAGCTTGATGTTGCATGCAATCACACTCCTAATCCTTCATATAAAACGGAGAAGTAAACCCGTCACTATTCAAATTCAATCCTTTTGCCCAATCAACAGGCTTATTCATGATAGTTTCGATTTCCTTAAGTCCATTTGAACCTCTAGGTATTTCTACAATTACTTCATCATGGACATGGCCAACTATTTTAAAACCTAATGCTTCAAGCCTTGCTATAGAAATCGCAAGTAAATCCCTTGCAGTTGCTTGAACAATATTCTCGACTAACTTCCCACCATACGTTTTTAACTTTGACCATTTACGGTTAAGATCTAACCCCATAAATTCAACAACTTGACTACCCCAACTATTTTCACCAACTAAAGCTTTTGGATAAGCTAAAGCTCTTCCACTAGGCAGTTCAATCATTAGAAAACCTTTTTTCATATAAAATCTAAGTCCATGTGTATGATGCGTCTTTCGGGATTTTACAGTATTAATTGCAGCCTCTTGGCAAGCCTTCCAAAAATTAACTATGTTAGGATTTGCGTTACGCCAACTATCAACTAAACCTTGTAACTCGTTTTCTTCAATGCCCATTTCCAATGCACCCATTGCTTTTAAAGCTCCAGCGCCACCTTGATAGCCTAAAGCTAATTCGGACACTTTTCCTTTTTGTCTGAGAGGGTCGCCTTTAGTTATGCTTTCTACCGGTACATTAAACATTTGAGAAGCCGATGCTTCATATATCTTTCCGTGTGTGTTGAATACATCTAAACGCCATTGTTCTTTTGCATACCATGCTATGACTCTTGCCTCTATTGCAGAAAAATCACTTACTGCTAGTTCATTACCTTCTTCAGCAGTAAATGTCGTCCTAACTAATTGACTTAATAAGTCTTGAGGATGAACATTGAGTAATAAATCTAAATCATCAAAACGTTGTTCTTTAATAAGATCTCTTGCTATTTCTAATTCAGTATCTGAAATATAATGCTTTGTTAAATTCTGAAGTTGTACACCTCTACCTGCCCATCTTCCAGTACCGGCACCGTAAAATTGAAACAGACCTCTTACCCGTTCATCACTGCACATCATGTCATGCATTTTGTTGTATTTTTTCACACTGGTTTTAGACATTTGCAATCTAATTTCTAGCATTTTTTTAGCTTTTCCTGTTGCTTCTTTTAAGTACTCCTGAACCGTTTTCTTTTGTAAATTAGGTATATCTAATCCTTGTTCATCTTTTAACCAAGCCAATAACTGTGTAGGACTATTAGGATTTTCTAAACCTGTTATATGTTTAGCTTGTTTAAGCAATTCTTCTTTACTCTGCTTATCGAGCACATTAGCTCCTAACATCAATGATTTAGAAAGCTTAATACCTCTGTCGTTTATATGTTGGTCAAAAACCCAATATGTTTGTTCAATTGCAGTTACTGGAAAGTCTTTAATTTTATTAGCAATCGCCATTTCTACTTCTACATCTCGAATACAGTAATCTATAAATTGTTGCCATTTTTCAAGATCATGTTCAGGTAGGTTTCTTGTTCTTCCTCCATTAACTTTTGTTGGTTTACAAGGTATAGAGAAATAACGAATTAAATTTTTACCTGCTTTATCTTTTTGGCTTTGTAGTCTTAAAACTTCTCCAACTTTATCAAGCGAAGCAGGTAAGCCAATACGCATTGAATTAACCATTGTGCAAATCCATTCTTCAGGTGGCATCTGTTTATTAAAATGTTTAGCAAGACAAGTTCTTTCGAAATTAGCATTGAATGCATACTTTTTTACAGCAGGGTCAAATAGAGCAATTTTAAACGTCTCATAATCAGCGTGGAAAGGCTCATTATCTACTTTAGTCATGTCAATCGCACTAATCGCTCCACCATCTATCGAATAAGCTATAATTAAAATTTCGAAATCTTCAGCTTCTGTGTATTTATAGGCACCACATTTCGAAATATCGTTACTGCTGTATGTTTCAATATCTATATTCATAAATTTCAAATTCTTGACACCTCAATTTCTTTAAAATTAAAGTGGGGCTAAAAACCCCACCTATTGACTTATAAGAAATCCTCATCATCAGTGTCTAATTCATCAAAATCATCTTCTGCTGCACTTGCACCGCCAAGAGGTTCGCCTTTTTCTACAAGTTGAATGTTGTTCAATCCAACTGCGATACCCTTATTACCATTTGTGTTGAATGGAAATAAATTGATTGAAGCTCTAATATAGTCACCACTTACAATAGTTCCAGAATCCGTTAATCTAATTTTGTTTTGGTCAATAATACCAGGTGCTTGTTTGCTTGATGCGTTAATAAAATAAGCGTCTTGATAATTCACATCATCTTCTCTTTCAGTATCTCCATCACGTAATGGAAGTTTCAGATTTGCAGGAACTTTGCCTCCAAACTTACTAACTTTTCCTTCTTCTTTAGCAGCTTCTATAGCTTGTTCAATGGCTTTTATCGTACTTGTATCTGATTTAGGAATGATTAAACTGATTGAATACTTTGCTTCTTGCCCTTCTTGCATACTGTGAGGTTCAAAAATATGTGCATATGATGCTCTTACTTTTCCTGTAATCACTTTAGTTTTATTTAATACTTTTGCTTTCATGTTTATATACCGTCCTTTTTAATTTTTATAGTTTGTCAAAATCATCTTCAGCAGATTGCTTTATAGCTGGTCGTTTATCAGACTCGGTAGCAAGTGTTAATTTACCTTGTGGCTTTTCTATAAAGCCTTCTGCAATTTTAGAAAATGCTTTTTTGCCGATTAATTTTTCTAAATTCGTAATGCTAAGTAACTTGGTTTCTGTAATATCTTCAGGTTTATAACCCGCTTCAACTAACTTTTCAAGCGTTGCATTTGTATCAGTTATCATTCTTCGCGAGCGACCTTCTACAAGCTTCCAACCAGGATAGTTTTTATCATTTTCTTTCGCTTGATCTAGTGCATATTTTTCTACTTCATCAGCCCATTTTTTGATGTCAGGCAGTTTATATAAAAGTTCTGCAATCTCTTCATCACTCAACAAATGTGGTGGCTTTTGAGGCACATTTTGCATGTATTCTGCACGTGTTCTACATGAATGCTTTATCTTACAGAATCTACAATGACTACCTGCTTTAAACTCACCTTCACCGTTATAAGCAAGTCTGGCTAATGGTTTAACAAAATCGGTTCCCCATTGAAGTAATCTTGATATTGGTAACTCTTCAGTAGAAAAGTTATCTATTCGTGGTTGTATGATAGTCATGCGAACTGTATGAATGTCATACATTAAACTAAGCAGTTCATATGCGCCCAAGCCATATAATCTAAGTTGAGGATTATCTATAGCTGAAACTTCAATGCCTTTACCGTATTTAAGGTCAATAATTTCAAGTACACCACCTGAAAATATAATGACATCACCAGTACCAAAAGATTCAGGGACGTATTTACCTAAATCCAATTTTGTTTCAAATAAAGCTATTACATCGTCATCTCTACTCAAAGCCTCGTTATACTTTTCTTCTACATTAGCTACGTACTCTTCAACATATTCGCGCAACTCTTCACTGTAATATTGATTTCGCTTATAATTTTGAAAAGCTTTATTAAACTCAAACTGTGTTAGGCCTTCATATTTAAGACTGAAATATAACTCACTTAACTCATGAGCGAATGTACCTTTTTCAGCAAAAACTGAACTTTTATCTGCAATACCTTCACTTGCCTTAATACTCGGTGGACAGTTTAGCCATTGTTTTGCTCCACTTGCACTAAGCTTTGCATGAGCTCTATTTGAGTGATCTAGCTTCATGCATTAATTCTCGCTTCCATGAAATCAACAATTTTTTCATAATGTTCTTCTTTGATAGTAGATAGCTTATCCGCACCAAGTTCGTTAAGTTTATTTCTAAATTCTTTCTTATCAGAAGTATCTGCTTTTTTAAGGAACTCTTTTCCTACTGATAAAATATAATCTTTAGTTAAATCAGTAGACGTTTCCTTAACTTCTTCAATTGTTTCCAGTTGAGCTGTTTCTTCTTTTGGCATTGGTGCTTCTTTAACTTTCTCTTGTACGATTGATGAATCTACAGTTGATAGTTCAGTATTTAACACACGTAAATTCTTATTTAATAGTTTTAATTCTTCAAAAATATCTTCTAATACTGCCATTGATTAACTCCTCCTTAAAATTGGTTAGCTAGACGAATCATTAACTTGATACGTTCTTCTATTTCTCTAGGGTCATCACTTTGTTCGTTTAATCTTGCCAATAACTCGAATTGTTCTTCTAATATCTCTTTCTTACGTTCTACAACAGTTAAATGTAACTGCGGTTCAACAACACGCCAGATACCCCAACTTTCCAATTCAATCTTTCCTTTTTTCTTAAGTCTTGAAAGTGTGGATTTTGCATGTGTTTTAGATATCCCAAAAACTTCAACAACATCATCAGAATTGAAATTGTCATATGTTGCAAAATGTGATAGTATTTTTTGTTGTAAGGTCATATTAATAACTCCTTATATAATTATTTAAGACAATTGCTCATCTTGCACTGTTACTTGCTCCAACAAGTAGCAGTTTTTTTTATTCTCCATAAAAGTATTCCTTATAAAATATGAATGTTGCGATACTTGCGAATCCCGCAATTGACCATGCTGTAGTGAAGTATAGAAACGGCATGAGTACAATCGCTAAGACCGTGAAGCACAACACTGCTAATAGGTAGCTTTTATATGTGTCGCTCATTTGATAATCCTCCTAATACCATTTTTTATGCTTTCTGATCAAATACTCTTCTAATTTAGAAATATTAATCAATGTTCCCGTTGCTGAATAATCAATGTATAAATTTTCTACACCTAAATTATCTTCACGGTAATATTTCAACCAGTTGTATACTGTACTTCTACATACTCCAAACAATTGATGGATTTGTGTAGGTGTTGCGTATAACTTTTTCACAAATTTTTCTTCGCCTCGATATGTGTTTTCTGGTGTTGGTGGTATTATGATTTTTGGCATCTCTATCACTCCTTTAGATAAATGTTAAAGTTTGTTATTATTCGCTCTGTATTGAAGTTCTCTATCTAATGCATAGAAGACTTTGTTTATTTCTAAGTAGCTGTAATAACCTTTTTTAATACTTTCTAATATTTCCTTTCTTAGTCGACGTTCATTTTCTGTTAAAGATTCTACTGGCGCGTGATCTCTTCTGAAAACCTTTGGTATTCTGATGTCTAACCCTTCTGATTTTTTGTTCATTTGTTGTTCCACCTTTCGTGTATAATGTTGTTATCAACCTAAGGAGGTGATAACATGCCCTTGATATCTGATGAATTTGATACACTTACTAAAGACCAACAATATATCTTGTCCGTACTCTACAAAGATTATTTAGAATGTGTAAAGTTAGGTTCGGTTAAATTAACCTGCAATAATTTTGGAAGTGCTAAAGATATACATACAAAGTATTTTCAAAAACTACATTTCGAAGATGTAAAATACGATTTAAATAAACTTAAAAACTCTGGGTTCCTAAACGGCGTGTATGCTAGTAACACTATTTATCATGTAACAATTTCAGACAAGACTGTTGTTTACTTTGAAAATGAGTTTAAAAACAATTTAAAAAGTATCATTGATAGCATTTCTAAAATTGCTTCAATAATTCCTGGTCTCTAGTTGGGTTTATAACTTCCCAATCATTTGCCATGAGGTCATCGGCTGAAGGTTGCCAATATCTGATAAGGTTTGTCCCATCGCTATTTGAAATGATGCATTGTAAAAAACTATCATTTGTTGGTAATATCTTAGTTCGATGACTTTCTTTCCAATCTTTCCGTGTCATAGAGACAAGATTTTTTGTAGCTATCTTAGTTGCTTCTTGAATGTTCATTTGTTATTCCTCCTTTTAAGATGTTTGTTTTTGTTTTGTTGACATTTTGGAAACTCTGTAAGTAAAAAAAATACCGCACTTATCTTGTGGTAATTCTAACACTTCAATTACTTTTGCTAAATCGTCAACATTAATTCTAATATGTCCGTTTTCTTTTTTTGAATAAGTTCCTGGTGTCATTCCTAATTTTTTTGCCATATCAGAAATCGAAATGCCTTTAGCAATGCGCTCAGCTTTCATTCTTTTGACATTGAACTCATACATTTGCTCACCTCCGTTTTTTGAAGTTAACTCAATATTAAACTTAAGTTTCCTAATTGTCAACAAAAATCTCGAAAAATATTTTTTATTCTTTTAAAATGCTAGTTGTTTCCTATATGGAAAAGTGTTATTATACTGTTATAAATAAAACGGAGGTAAATTTGAAATGAGAACTTCAGCGGAAATAGGTAAATTAATCAAACAACTACGAAAAGAAAATAATGTGAATTTAACTGATTTTGCAACTAAGATAGGTGTCAATAAATCTACCTTATCCCGATACGAAAACGGTAGCAGAAAAATACCTATGGAGGATATAGCTGAAATTGCCAATGCATTGAAAGTTACCCCAGAATATTTACTATTAAAAAATAGACAACCAGAAAACGAAGTACAACATCGTGCAGCTCACCTTGAAGGAGAATTGACAGATGATGAATGGCAAAGAGTTTTAGATTATGCAGATTATATAAGAAGTAAACGTAAGTAAAGGATGTATCAGATGGGATTATATGAAGAAACTTTAATACAACATGATTATATTGAAATAAGAGAGGCTGATGTGCTTCCAGATAATTTGGATGGGGTATGGTTAGGAGATTTAATTTTAATAAAGCGTGGCTTATCAGATAGAGAAAAGGCAGGAATTCTCTTTGAAGAATTAGCACATAATAAACTTACATACGGTGATATAGCCGATTACTCGAAATTCAACAATCGCAAGTTCGAAAATTACGCAAGGCGACACGGCTTTATCTCAGCAGTCCCGTTACGCGAAATTGTGGAAGCTTACAATTATGGTGTACGTAACTTGTATGAGTTGTCTGAGTATCTGCAATTGAGTGAAGAATACATATTAGAAGCAATAGAACAATATAAAAAGATATATGGTATTGGGACTCACTACGGCGAATACTCAATTACATTTGAGCCATTGAGAGTTTATCGATACAAAGAGATATAAAAAAGGAGAAATGTATATGAGGAAAATAATTGGATTATTACTAGTAAGTACTTTAGCTTTAACAGCTTGTGGTGAAAAAGAAAAACCAAAAAAAGAAGAAAATAAAAAGTCTCATACACAAAAACATAAAGATAGCGAACCAAAAAAGCAACAAGAAAAAATGAAAAAAGTTGAAGATAAAAATCCACCTAATAATAGCATACAAAATAATTCAAACAATCAAAACCAATCACAAAACAATCAACTTAATAATAATTCAGATCCATCTAATAATACTCCTGCAAATATAAATAAAAACGATTCACAAAATACTAATTTAAATGATGAGTATGTCGTTTCGCCTGGCTGGACTAAAGATGAACAGGCTAAAGCTTTTGAAGAGTACAAAAAAGGAAAAGAAGACGAAGCAAGAGCTGGTGCTAGCGCAGTACCAGGAGCCAATATTAACTAATAAAACAATATAAGAAAGAAGAGCTAATATGGAAACAAATAAAACAATCGATTTAATGAATTATGTGGAATTTCCAAAAAGATACACAGAGGCAAAAGGCAAATTAGTTGCACAACCAATAACTACTATAAATAGCGCAAGAAGAGTTGAAAATGAAGATATGACTGTTTGCTACATTTTAGATCAGGATGATGATGTAATGGACTTTATCTTTGACAGAGATATAATTACTGTTTACTGTCCTGAAAACGGAACTGCGACTGATGAATATTTTTGTGAAATTATATTTAACTCAGATGACACATTTACCCTAAAGCGATTATCTAATTACGTTACCATTAAAGATAGAAGCTACCCAATGTCAAAAATAAATGACGTAAACATTACGGGCAAAGTCGTCAGATTATTTAGAGATTTTAAATAAACTTGGCTTTAATTACGATTAAAAGTACCTATATAGCGTAACGAGAAAAAGGATTAAAAAAAATTC